CTGAGCCCCCTCGCCCGGCAGCTACTTGGCCACGCCAACGTCATGCCGATGTTCACCCAGAAGGAGTTCGACCGGGAGCTGGCACAGGCCAAGGCCGAGATCATGGCCATCGCCATCCAGACCACTAGGCAGGCCATCGCCATCGAGCGCGAGGAGTGCGCACGGCTGGCCGACGAGGTTGAGCAGCACGAGCTGGCCATGGCCATTAGGCAAAGGCTATCGGGCAAGCCGCACTGATAAAAATGTTTTTTCGTGGGCGTGATACAAACTGTAACTTTGTGTTACAGTAGAGGCTCTTCAACACCAACACACGGAGAAACACCATGACAAAGTTATTTAACGCTGAATGCTATTTCAAGGCAGAGTGCTACAACCCCCGTATTCGTGCTACTGTCCCGCCCGCTTGGGTGATTGAATTTAATTCCGCTTTGCCCAATACAAACACGCCGCCCGTGTTTTTCGGGCGTTCTCGTAGAGAGGCAATTCAAAACGCAATCGACACTTTGCGTTCTATGGGCTTAACAGGCCGCTTGATTCTCAGCTAAATTCCCGGGGCTTCGGCCCCCGCTCTAACACACCCACACACGGAGATCACCATGGACAACCCCCTCGAATTCCACATCAAGGCCCCGCAGATCGACGCCGACAGCATCTTTGTGGAGCAGTACGACGACGGCGTCTGGCTCTCTATCTCGGGCATAAGATCACGGACCTACACCATCATTCCCGTGGCCCAAGCCACGCAACTGCGCGATGCGCTGGACGCGATCCTCAAGGCCATGGAGGTGGCAGCATGATCATCCGCACGTCACCCCAGTACCCGCCCATCCCCGTGCGCGACTTTGACTGGCAGGCCTACGAGCCCGGCTACGAGCCCGGCGACGCGCTGGGCCATGGCGCCACCGAGGAAGAGGCCATAGCCGAGCTGCTGGCCGCTTTGGAGCTGCCTGCTGACACGGCCTACACAATCGGCTAAACTTCGCCCCACACGCGCTGAGAGATGCGCTAAGGGGCACAAATGGCAACTGGTAAGACAAAGCACGCGGGAGGCCGACCATCGCTGTACACCGATGTGCTCGTGGATGAAATCTGCGGGCGCTTGGCCAGTGGCGAGCCGATGGCAAAGATTGTGCAATCCGCGCACATGCCGGACTCAGTCACGATCTACAGATGGCTTCGTGAGAAGCCAGAGTTTCAACAGCGATACGCGGACGCGCGCAAGGATGGCGCACACTGCTTGGCGGACCAAATACAGGACATCGTGGACACCGAGCCGCTGGCCGTATTTGACGAAGCGGGCAACAAGCGCTACGACGCGGGCAGCATAGCGCACAACCGTCTGCGCATGGACGCGCGCAAGTGGCTGGCCGCAAAATACTTGCCCAAGGTCTACGGCGAGCGCACGGTGGTGGCAGGTGACGACGAGAACCCCTTGGTGATCGAGGCCAGCTTTGACATCTTTGGCGAGCTGCTCAAGAACCTCGCGCTCAAGCGCCAAGCCAGTGAGTGACCTAGCCGAGCTGCTCCAGAGCCCGCAGGTGCGCGAGCAGTACGCAAAGCTGCCCGAGCGCGACCGGCTGGCCTTCGAGTGGCGCGCACGCTGGCTCATGGCCGCGCACAAGCACCAGCTAGAGCCCGTGGGCGACTGGTGGAGCATTTGGCTCATGTGCGCAGGCCGTGGCGCAGGCAAGACGCGCGCAGCCGCTGAGAACCTTGGCTGGTGGGCGTGGGAGCACCCCGGCACGCGCTGGCTGGTGTCGGCGCCCACATCGGCGGACTTGCGCGGCACGTGCTACGAGGGCGACTCCGGGCTGCTGTCGGTCATTCCGCCTAAGCTGGTGAAGGACTACAACAAGAGCCTGCACGAGCTGGTGCTGATCAACGGCAGCCTGATCAAGGGCATCCCGGCCTCAGAGCCCGAGCGCTTCAGGGGCCCGCAGTTCCACGGCGGGTGGCTCGACGAGCTGGCCGCGTGGGACTACTTGCAAGAAGCGTGGGACATGATTCAGTTCGGCATCCGGCTGGGCACCCACACCAAGCTGATCGCGTCCACCACGCCCAAGCCCAAGGACGTGGTCATGGACCTGATCGCCCGCGATGGCGAAGACGTGGCCGTGACGCGCGCCAGCACCTACAGCAACATCAAGAACCTAGCGCCATCGTTCCAAAAGCAGATCATGCAGTACGAGGGCACCAAGCTCGGGCGCCAAGAGATTTACGCCGAGATCATCGACCCGGAGGAGGGCGGCATCGTGCGCAGGGATTGGTTCAAGCTGTGGCCAGCGACCAAGCCCCTGCCCAAGTTCGAGTTCATCTTGCAATCGTTGGACTGCGCCACCAGCGAGAAGACCGTGAACGACCCGACGGCGCACATCACACTGGGCGTGTTCAAGCCCGAGGACGGCGGCATGTGCGCGCTGGTGATCGACTGCTGGCAGGAGCACATGCAGTACCCGGACCTGCGCCCCAAGGTGCTCGATGAGTACGAGGTCGTGTACGGCGAGGGCAAGAACAAGAAGCGCGTGGACCTGCTGCTGGTCGAGGACAAGAGCGCAGGCATCAGCTTGATCCAAGACTTGCGCAGGGCAGGCGTGCCCGTGATCCCTTACAACCCCGGCAGAGCCGACAAGGTTCAGCGCCTGTCCATCGTGGCCAACGTGATCAAGGCCGGGCGCGTCTGGATACCCGAGAGCAGCAACAGGAAGGGCTTCGTGCGCGACTGGGCCGAGGGCATGATCAGCCAGATATGCAGCTTCCCCGAGGGCACGGCGCACGATGACTTCGTGGACGCCATGAGCCAAGCCCTGCGCTACCTGCGCGATGCTGGCTGGCTAACCATCGACTTCCCCAAGGAGTGGGTGGACGAGGACGACTATGTTGACGCCGGGCAGCGCAAGAAGGACAATCCCTATGCGCTGTAAAATCCGCGCCAATCCAAAACCCATCAATCACCATGCCAACACACGCTGAGGCACTGTATGACACAAAGCAAGAAGGGCCGTTCTACCGCGTCCATCCACGCGCTATTGCGCAAAGTGGAGCACGAGCTCAAGGCCTACGAGAAGAAGGTGGGACCAGTGCCCAAGCTGCACTCGGATCACCACGAGGCGCAGTTCCGCAATCATTTGAGGATGCGCAGGTCCGCGATCTGATACGCAGCGGGCAAACGCCCGCGCACAAAGCGGCGCATGCCTATAGCCAACAGATGTTTGGCAAGCCCTACGCGCCCATTGCCAACAGCGAGAGCTCGCTCAGGAAGCAGGCCCCCATCGGGCGCGTGTTCATGTTGGCCACCGAGGGCGACCCGCAGTACAAACAAGTGGTGTACGACGCCTACAAGCGCCAGATGCCCGAGCACGTGGGCGAGGCCAAGGACTACGACGAGCTGGTGGCCAAGGCCTACCGGCACCTGAACCACGAGACTCAGCAGCAGTTTGATACGCTGCCGGTAAACATGAGCTTTCACCGCAACGGCGAAGGCAACTACCGCAGCAGCAAAGAGATGCTGCGCGACATCCACAACAACGGCCACCTGTACGTGTTCCAAGGCGGTGAGCCGCACTTGTCCATGAACAACGTGGACCCGCGCACCGGGCTCAACGATACCGAGATGTTTCGCGCCGTGCATGACTTTTACGGCCACGCGCTGCACGGCAACGAGTTCGGCCCCAAGGGTGAAGAGAAGGCATGGGCGGCGCACTCGGGAATGTACAGCCCGCTGGCGCAAGCGGCCATGACCACCGAGACACGCGGCCAGAACAGCGTGGTCAACTACACCCCACTCAACGCCCACATCAAGCAGCAGGTGCGCAAGCTCGACGAGGCCGCGTATCACGCCGCCCGCAGCGGCGATGCCGCGCAGGCCGAGCGCTTCATCAACCTCAAAAGACAGTTGCTTGACGAGGGTTTTACCTACGGCCCGCAGGCGTCTATTTTGCTGCCGCCCGAGATGAACCGGGGCGACTACGCAGGCGGCATCCCGCCCTACCTGCGCTCACTGATCAAGCCCAAGAACCCGGCCAGCGCCGAGCTGACGCACTTTAGCAACGAGCCCAACCTGACGCAAACCGACCCTAGCCGCTACGGCACGGGCATCAAGGGCGCTGAGGCCAAGCGGCTGACCAGCCCCGATGCCGTGCGCAATCGCACTTACTTTTACGCCGGGCGCCCCGAGCGCGGCGAGCCCGGCTTGGGCACCCACCGCTACGCCGCAAGGGCCAGCGACTTGTACGACGTGGCCAGCGATCCCGAGGGCCTGCACCGGCTGGCCACTGAGCACAACGTCACCCCGTACAGCGCCCCGTACAATCAGGGCGTGGCCAACCCCCAAGGCGCCTTCAACGACCTAGAGCGGCTGGCCCACGAGCACGGCTACGGCGGCGTGCTACAACGGAACACCCAGATGCCGATGGCGGCAGTATTTGGCGCGCTGCCGGTGCGCAAGATCACGTAAAGGACACGGCTATGCCCACGATCAATCAAATGCGCCAGATGCTAATGCAACACGCCATGCGGCGCATGTCCGACGGCGGGCAACCCGACGAAGTTGACGAGAACCCGGACAGCAGGCGCGTGGCTGAAGCCAAGGCCATGCTTAACCCCAAGATACAGACCGTGCGCAACCCGCAGCGCATGGCCTTCCCCGGCATCTACAAGAACCCCAAAGATATAGCCGCCGAGGCCGCTGCCCGCGTGGAGCCCGAGGACCCATCGCTCAAGCGCTTGTTCGGCGTCAGCCGTGGTGACCTGTACGAGATGGGCAAGGGCCGCAAAGGCAACCTGCCGGGCACGCTGCCCGGCGCAGCGGCCAAGCCAAAGGGCTCCGCAGCCGCCACCAACGTCATGGTCCCAGAGAACCGCCAGCGCTTGCTAGACGTGCTGGGAGAGGCCGAGAAGCACCCCTCGCTGGTGCAGGGCATGGACCCGTGGTACATCACCGATCCAGCATTCCAACGCATGGTGCATCTGATCGGTTATGACAACGCCGTGCGCGAGTACGACAAGCTCAACCACCTGATGGGTATGGCATCGCCCGCCAGCGACGTGATGACCGAGATACCACGCGGCACTGCGGCCTATTCACTGCACACGCAAGGACGCTTCCCTGAGTTTGTGAAGTACGCGGGCATGCCCGAGGCCAAGCGCACACGTAGATTCCCTAAAGACATCCGAAACGTGCCGGGGCACGCCTATCACAAGACCGCGCAGGCCGGGCCAATGGCCAAGTACCTCGACCTTGATGAGATGACCATGAAGACGCCCAAAGTGCCGCTGTACATCCAAGCAAGCAGTGTGCCCGACGTGGGCTTTCAGACAGAGACCCCGGTGGGTGACGCGCACTGGAGCCGTGGCGTGGGCTTGGCCGACACCCGCAACTGGAAGACCGTCAAGGGCAAGCAGGCCATCCCCGGAGCCAGCGTGACCAACCCGGAGATGTCCGCTCTCAAGCCGTGGTGGAAAGAGATTGCAGAGCAACTGGGCCTTGAGTCCGTTCCGGCGCAGGCGCGGCTGTGGGGCACGCTGGCTCCGCAAACCGGCGTGGATACGCCCATCGGCGCAGGCAAGCTAGAGCTGCTGGCCCGCAACATCATGTACACCGCGCACCGGCTGGGTGTATCGCCCGAGACCGCCCGCGACATGATCTTGACCGGCAAGACCTACGCAGGTCGCGCCGAGGGCGGCAGCATCGAAGGGCCAAGCATGGACGAGATGCGCGCCCACCTCGTGCTGCACAAGGCCGAGGGCGGTCCGATCGACATCAAGGACATCGGCGCGGAAGAGGCGCCCAACATGGATGTCAAGGAGTACATGAGCCCCGGCAGGGACAAGATCAGCTTGCCCATCGGTGGTGTTGACTTCCAGCCGCAAATGCCCGGCAAGCAGATGTTGCCCGCGCCCCCCGGACAACCTCCCGGCATGCCCGGCCAGCCACCAGCCCCCAGTGCCCCACCGCAAGGTGCCATGCCGCCCGGAGCACCGCCGCAGGGTATGCCGCCCGGGGCGCCGCCCATGGGCGCTATGCCACCGGGCATGCCGCCGCAAGCCCCTGCCGCCCCACCCAAGGGCCCGCAGAGCAATATCCTAGCCATGACGCCCCAAGGCCAAGCCATGCAGGCCATGCGGCCCAACCCCATCACCCAACCGCGCCCGCCCATGCTGCCCATGAAGAGCATGGCCACTGGCGGCTCGACCACACCATCGGTGCAGGAGATGCGCGAGGCTATTGCCAATAAAATAAAAATAAGCAAGACTGCACCAAGAACATGGGCGGGAACCGGGTTTGGCAGTAAAGGGGCAAGTTATGGAATTGAATCCCACCCACATTTAATGGTGATTAGAGAATCCCATGGTTGGACTGCACGCGACCCTAATACCAAACAAAAATGGTTTGGCGAAGACAAAAATGAATTAGAAAATGAATTAAATAAACATTTTGATTCAAACAAAATGAAGCGTGGTGGATCGACCCACGACATCCACATGACGGAGCGCATGCTGTGAAGGGTTTCTACTCGCCCATCGACCAACTGGCGGCGCAGCTTCCCCGCACCAAGGGGACTGGCGCTGAGTTCATGACCGAGCTGAGCAAGCGCCCCGGCTACAAGCCGCAGGAGGCGCAAGACCGCGAGTTGCAGACGCTGATGGCGCTGCCCAAGATGGAGCGGGCGCAATTCCTTCAGGCGCTCAAAGCCAAGCCAGCCCCGCAGTTGGAAGAGAGCACACTGGCCAAGAGCATCTTGAAGAACCCCGGCTTGAACGTGCTACCGGACGAGCCGACCAAGTACGAAGACTACTCCTTGCCCGGCGGTAGCAACTACCGCGAGATACTGCTGCGCATGCCGCACAATGAGCAGCGCAAGAAAGACCCATCCTCTGGCCACTGGGATCAGCCCAACGTGCTGGCCCACGTCCGTGCCAAAGACCGCACTGGCCCCAATGGCGAAAAGATTCTGCACATCGAAGAGATTCAGTCCGACTGGCACCAGCAAGGACGTGAAAACGGATACCAGCCAAAGGACCTGCCCAAACAAATAGCAACGGCGCAACTTGCTCACCGCCGATTGAAAGAACAATTGCAAGAGGCAAAATTTTACTCAACGGACATTGATAAAAAGTTAAGCAGCGGTATGCCGCTGTACCAAGACCCAGAAGTGCGCCAGCGCATGGAAGCGGCCAAGGTTGAGCAAAACAACAAGATCATGGACCTGATGCCACAGGTTATGAAGGCAGAGACAGCACGACAAGGGTTAGAACATAAATCAGAGCGAGGCGTGCCCGACGCCCCGTTCAAAAAGAATTGGCACGAGCTGGCGCTCAAGAAAATGATCCACCACGCCGCCGCCAACGGCTACGACTCGATTGCCATCACACCGGGGCAAGAGCAAGCCAAGCGGTATAACCTGAGCAAACAAGTTGGACTTATTAGGCACATGACGCACGGAGATAATCCTAATAGCGGAATTTTATTTGCCTATGATCCTCAAGGCAACCAAATAGTAAGAGAAGATGATGTGCCGCACGACAAACTACCTGAGTACATTGGCAGAGAAGGCGCTAAAAAGCTCATGGATCAAAAACCGGATGGCGTTGGGTATCGTGAATTAAGTGGCCAAAACCTTCAAGTTGGTGGCGAGGGCATGAAGGGTTTTTACGACAAGATGGTGCCCGCCTTTTTGAACCAGTTCGGCAAGAAGTACGGCGCGCAGGTTGGAAAGATGCACATCAATGTGCCAAACGAAGAGCCTTGGGGTGTTGGAGATGCCGCTAGATTCCACGGAATGTCTAGTTCAGAGTATCTCGACAATCCCAACCGATCACAATTAGAAAAACAGTTCCTGCAAGCGCGTAGTACAAAAAACACGCCAGTCCACCACTTCCCCATTACCCCAGAGATGCGCGAGGACGTGGTGAAGAATGGCGTGCCGCTGTACGCCAAGGGTGGCGAGGTAAAGCCCGTGGGTTACACTAAAGAAAAAGTTACAGTTTCACCAAACCTAGACCAAATGCGCTACGAGATGGTAAGCGTGAAACGCTTTAAGAAAGCTAAATAATGGCCGACACCTACGACAACGATCCAGACGATCTGGAGCCCAACGAAGACGGCTCCGTGGACGTGGAGCTGCCCGAGGATTTTTCGGACATCACCGAGATGCCCGACGGCTCTGCCGTGGTGAGCATTGAGACCAAAGGCCCAGAGGAGGCCCCAGACTTCTACGCCAACATGGCAGAGGAGCTGGACGGCTTTGAGCTTGACACGCTGGGCATGCGCTACGTCAACCTGCTGGAAAAAGACAAGAACGCCCGCGAGGAGCGTGACAAGCAGTACGAAGAGGGCATCAGGCGCACCGGCTTGGGCAAGGATGCCCCCGGTGGCGCTAACTTTATGGGTGCCAGCCGCGCTGTTCACCCCGTGATGGCCGAGGGATGCGTCGATTTTGCGTCCCGTGCCATCAAAGAGCTGTACCCACCAGACGGCCCGGTGCGCACCAAAATACTGGGTAAGGCCGATGAGATCAAAACCCAGCGCGCAGAGCGCAAGCGGGACTTCTTGAACTGGCAAATTACCGAGCAAATAGAAGAATTTAGGGACGAGCAAGAGCAAATGCTCACCCAACTGCCTTTGGGCGGCTCTCAGTACCTCAAAGTGTGGTACGACGAGCAGAAAAAACGTCCAACATTGGAATTTGTGCCCATTGACCGCATAATTTTGCCTTTTGCGGCCTCAAACTTTTACACGGCGCAGCGCGCAGCCGAAGTTCACGAAATAACCCAGTGGGAATACGATCGGCGCGTGGCCAATGGCATGTACAAGAGCGCGTTTAAGGTCGTTTCTGGCCAAGAACCGGAGCAAACGCTCGCCCAAAAGGCTAACAACAAGATTGAAGGCCGCACGTTCCAAGATAACGAGGATGGACTGCGCAAGGTCCTTCACATTTACACGTATTTGGAGCTGGAAGAGGACAATTTCGCCAAAGGCGAGATGGCTCCGTACATCATGATGGTGGACGAGCAGTCCAGCGAGGTCATTGGCCTGTATCGCAACTGGGAAGAGGGCGACGATACGATGACCAAGCTCGATTGGATCATTGAGTTCAAGTTCATCCCATGGCGCGGCGCCTACGCCATCGGCCTGCCGCACCTGATCGGTGGATTGTCCGCAGCCCTGACCGGCGCATTGCGCGCTTTGCTCGATTCGGCGCACATCAACAACGCCGCGACCATGCTCAAGCTCAAAGGCGCCAAGATCAGCGGCCAGACGCAGCAAATTGAGGTCACTCAAGTGGCCGAAATCGAAGGCGCCCCCGGCGTGGACGACATCCGCAAGATCGCCATGCCCATGCCGTTTAACCCGCCCAGCCCCGTGCTCTTTGAGCTGCTGGGCTGGCTGGATAAAGCCGCCAAGGGCGTGGTCACCACCAGCGAAGAGAAGATTGCCGACGTGAATTCGCAGGCCCCAGTGGGCACCACGCAGGCGCTGATCGAACAAGGCGCCGCCGTCTACTCGGCCATCCATGCCCGCTTGCACCAGTCGCAAGCGCGTCTGATCAAGGTGCTGTGCCGCTTAAACCGCTGGCACTTTGACGAGATGCAAAAGGGTGACGTGGTCGCCGACCTTGAAATCAGCCGCGAGGACTTTAACCGCAACACCGACGTGATCCCGGTGTCGGACCCGCACATCTTCTCCGAGACGCAGCGCATGGCCCAGATGCAGGCCGTGTTGCAGCGCGCAGACGCCCATCCCGACCTGTACGACGCCAAGGCCGTGGAGGAGCGCTTCCTCAAGCAGATCAAGATACCCAACATATCCGAGCTGCTCAAGGACGTGCCAGCCCCCGAACAGCGCACGCTGGCCGACGAGAACGCGGCCATGTCGCTGGGCCACCCGTCCTATGCCTACATGCAGCAGGACCATCTGGCGCACATTCAAGGCCACCTGATGTTCGGCATGGACCCCAACTTTGGTGCCAACCCGTTTATTGCCCCGCAGTTCCTGCCCAACGCCATCGAGCACATCAAGCAGCACATGACGCTGTGGTACCTCAACCGCATGAATGGCTACGTGGCCAACCTGCGCGACGGCCGTCCGGTGGACGACTACGACAACCCCAAGCTGACGGCCATCATCGACAAGCTGTATGCCACCGTTGGCCAGCACGTCGCATTGGACAGCCAGCAGGTGTTCTCGCAGATCCTGCCCCAGCTCCAGCAGCTCATGCAGGCCCAGCAGCAAAGCCCGCAACCATTGCCATTGCCACCCGATGCGCAGGTGGTCAAGGACACCAGCATGGCCGAGACCCAGCGCAAGGCCGCCAAGGACACGCAGGACGTGCAGATCGCTCAGGCCCGCATGAAGGACGAGCAGCAGCGCGCTGTGGCCGAAATGCAGGCCAAAACACAGAATGACGAGCGCGAGGCGCAGCTCAAGCTGCAACTGGCCGCGATGGACAACGAGACCAAGATCAAGATTGAGAATGCGCGCCTGACGCATGAGACAATCCAGCAGGCGATTGCGCCACAACCGGCAGAGATGCCACCAACCCAAGGAGTGCCAAATGGCCAGTGATACCGAACAACGCAGCATCAACGTGCCCCAGCACAAGCGCTTGGCCATGGGCGAGAAGCTCGACGGCACCAGCTACCAGCCCAAGGGCGGAAGCCAGTCCCAGAGCAAGCCCCAAGGCGGCCTGAGCCACGTTAAAGCCAAGAACAAGTGATATCTGAGCTGATCCACTTGATCAAGCAGCGGCAGGCCGAAATACGCCTGTCGCTGGTAGAGAACCCGGTAGGTAATTACGAGGCGTATACCCGCCTTGTAGGTGAGTACCAAGGCATCCAATGGGTACTGGATTCCTTGAACGCGAAACTCGCTGAGAACGATTAAGGCCGCAAGGCCCCAAGTGGCGCTGAAATATGCGCTTTTTTGCACTGCAATATGTGCTTTGTCGATAGGAGTGAGTATGAGTGAGAACCCAATCCCGTATATCTCGGGAAGTGATAGTGTGCCGGACCCCACCGAATTGGCGTGGGCGTTTCCTGACGTGAAGCCGGGGCAAACCCCCTTTGGCGGACGCGTGATCATCCAGCTTCGACGCATTAAAAAAAATGCGGGAAAAATCATTTTGGTTGAAGAGACCAAAGAGAACGAGAAGTGGAACAACATGATCGGCAGGGTGGTGGCAATTGGGCCTTTGGCCTTCAAGAACCGCGAGACCATGGCCTCTTGGCCAGAAGGAAGCTGGGCGCAGGTAGGCGACTACGTGCGTGTGCCACGCTGGGGCGGAGACCGCTGGGAGCGGCCTGTTACCAACGAGGAGAACGGCGACCTTAACCCCGTGCTTTTCATGACCATCAATGATCACGAGCTGATCGCCAAAGTCACGGACGACCCCCTGTCGTTCAAGGCCTACGTTTAAGGAGAAATTATGGCTACCGAATCCAAAGAGGAAGACCTGTACGTTGAGGAAGGCAAAGACGGCACCGCAACAGTAGAGCTTCCTGATAATTTAATGCCTGATGAAAGCTCCGAGGAGCCAAAACAGCAGGCAAGCGACGATGGCGACGACGACCATCCAGACGATACCGAAGCGGTTCGCGCCGCACGCCGGGCTCGCCGCCGGTCCAAAAAGGACCTTATCCGCAAGACCAACGAAGAAAAAGACGTCCGCCTGCAGCTCTTGCAGCGCCAAAACGAGGAGCTGATGCAGCGTCTTTCCCGGGTAGAGCAGCGCACCCAGCAGCACGACGTGAGCCGGATCGACAAGGCCATGGAGGACAAGCAGGTCCAGCTCGAGTACTACCGCATGAAGTTGGCCGAGGCTACCAATGCCGGCGACGGCCAAGAGGCGGTCAAGGCTCAGGAGGCGCTGTACGAGACCAAGCAGGCCATTGACCAGCTTGCCCACCTCAAGCGGCAGGCCGACCAGCCAGCTCCCGCCCCGCAAAAGCAGATCAACCCCAGCGTCCAGCGCCACGCGGCCAAGTGGATCGAGCGTAACGAGTGGTACAAGCCCGACTTGTCGGACACGGACAGCAAGATCGCCAAACAGGTCGACGAGGAGATGACCAAAGCCGGTTGGGACGCAGGTTCTGCCGAATATTGGGACGAACTTGACAGCCGGTTGCAAAAATATCTGCCGCACCACTATAATGAATCGTCAGATCGACGTGTACGAACTCCGAGGAACACCGTGGGAAGCTCAGGACGCGAAGCATCAGCCGCATACGGGGGCACAAACCGCACCTTTACTCTCTCTGCCGAACAGGTCAGAGCGATGAAGGACGCGGGTATGTGGGACAACCCCGAAAAGCGAGCAAGGATGATCAAGCGCTATGCAGCGGACGCACGTAACAATCTAAGGAGCAACTAACATGGAATCTCGTCTAAAAAAATCTCTATCTGCTGGTGGACGCAATGATCGCGCAAGCGAGGACGCTTCACGCGCAGCCCCTGAAGAGAAGTTTATTTCTGCGCAGGAACGTCGCAAGATGTGGAGCGAGGAATTTACACAATCAGCACTGCCAAAACTTCCCAACCTCGATGGTTGGCATTTAATATGGCTCTCATCAACCAACAGCTACGACAGCATTGATAAGCGGATTCGCCAAGGGTACGTTCCAGTTAAATCTGAAGAGTTACCGGGCTATGAAGATTACAAGGTCAAGTCGGGTCAGCACGTTGGTCACATCTCTTGCAATGAGATGTTGTTGTTCAAAATACCGATGGATATCTACCAAGACATCATGACGTATATGCACCACGAAAAACCTCAAGAGGAACAGGACAAAATCCGGGTCCAAATGGAGAATTTGCAAGGCGCACGGGACAGCAATGGCAAATCGCTGGTAGGTATTGAGGGTGATGGTTTGGGCAATTTTGATAAGCAACCCAATCGAATGCCAGTGTTTTCTGGCTAACCCAAGGAGTTAATATGAGTTCTACCTCTTCTCCGTTTGGTTTGCGTCCTTCTTTCCACCCATCGGGTCTGGATCGGGCTGTGGCGCTGACTGACGGTATCGCTTCGGCGTATTCCTCGAACATTCTGAAAGGCCAACCGGTCTATCTGAATTCGTCCGGGCAAATCATCATTGCAACTACCAGCAGCCTGCTGCAAGGCGCCTTCGCAGGCGTTGAGTGGACAGACTCTACTGGCCGTCGCCGTGTTTCCAACTACTGGCCTGCAAGCACCGCGTATGTGACCGGTTCGTGCGTAGCTTATTACTACAGCGACCCCAACATCGTGTATGACAT